TTCCACGGCAGGCCGCCTTTGGCTGCTTCCATACCCGTAAAAAGGTCGTGTACTATGTGACCAGCCAGCGCGGGGTCATTCTCCAGTATAAGGATAATGTTAGCGATATTGCAAAGCAGCTTACCCGATTTGGTGTACTCTAATTCTGCTTTCCACTCGTCGCTATATCCCTCCGGCAGCTCTGCGGCCTCTTCGTCCACGTCGTCGAAATCCTCCGCAGCACTCTGCGCACGTTCGCGGGCTACCAGCATCTTAACGGCTTTGTCCTTTGCGGCAAATTCCTGCATAGCTTGGTAGCTCGGTTTTCGCGTTACGTCCAAAGCCCTGCTGCCCTCGTCCTGCGCGCCGTAAAGGTGTATGCGGCAAAGGTCGAAAGCGTTGCAAAGCTGCTTACTGGCGGGGTCGGTTTCGTGGTGGCTGTAGGCAAATTTGCCCTCATAGCAAACCAAACCGCCCGCTACGCTTCCCAGCTTGTAGGTATATCGGCCAGCGGTTCCCGTCTTTTCGTACTTATCGTTTAGGAAAGTCTCGATAACGTCCTCTATAGCATAGGCGCGGCAAAACGCGCCGATAATACCGGGCTTTTCTGTCGGGTCGCCCTGCTTCTTAATTTCGTGGGCTATTACGTCGCCCTCCCTGCTGGAAAGCGGCCACGCGCTCACGTCCTTATAATCGACGTACTGCGATAGTATCGCGTCCACGTCGCAGGCTGGCCCGTCTTGGTAGTCGAATACGTAGGGCGCATCTTTGCTGGTACTTGGCCAGTAGAAAAGGCGCGGCAGCTCGTAGGTGGTATCATCGAAAAGGTCTATACCTATTTCGGCAGCTATCTTACGGCAAAGCGGTTCGTACTCTGCCGGTGTTACCTGCCTGCTTAGTGGGAAAACCAGCCTATAGCGTGGTGTCTTTTCGCTATGCTTGTGCGTGCTGTATATCATAGCCGCGAAGCCAAAGGCCATCGTAAAGTCGTCCCATACGTTAAGCGTGCCGTAGTCTATATCCAGCGTCGCTACAGTACGGTACATTACGTTAGCGTTCTTACGTATGCCCCCGCTGAGGTAGCCGCCTACAAAGCCGCCCACGTCCTTTACGTTGCTCTGCTCTTCCCTGCTCATACGCGCATACTCTGCGGCTGTTTCGCCCGTGCGCTTGGTCTCGCTGCATCGTTGCAGCAGCTCGGACCAGTGCCAGTGCTTATTACGCCATTTCTTAGATATGCGGCTGTGGGCAGTAGCTAAGTCTATCTCAAAGTCATATTTAAGCCTTAAATCCATTTAGCAAATTATTGAAATATGCTGCGTCGTTGCAGTAAATTGTTATTATTCGCCTGCGTCTGCTTGGTTGGTGTACCACCAGCTCGTAGGGTTGTTCCTCGGTATCTAAGCGGGCGTATAGCTCCATCAGCTTGCAGGTTCTAATCTCAGTAGAGACGCTGCTATTAAACTCTGTGCGCGCCATCGCTCAGCCCTCCGCTAACCAGTCTATGCAGCCAGGCGTTTCGTCCTCTACCTTGTTATCGGTTATACCGCACTCGCTGCCTAAATAAGTGTGTACGCATAAAGCGCAGTTTCCGCACTTCTTTGTTTTATCATCGTCCATAAACCTAATGTATAAAAGTTCGTTTGGCAAAAATGATAGTATATGTTTGATTACTTCTACCGTCCAGCCATTGCCCAGCATTTTGTACTGTTGCGTTTTGCTGCACTGCCATTTGTACCAGTCCAGTATAGTCTGTAATCTCGCGCACTCTGTGGGTGTTAGCCTGCGTATTTGCGCAGATACCAAAGCACTGTTAATATGCACACCGCGTAACCCGATAGCATCGGATAAAATGCTTTCCCACTTTTTGCCCATTTCCACGTTTTCCAGCAAAAACAAAACGCTTGGGTTACTCTCTCTCAGCTCTTGCAGTATTCGCACATACTCCCAAAATAGGTAACTTTGCCCCTCAAACTCAAAGCCTGCCTGCTTTAATTCCAAATAGCGGTCTAAGGTGTATATTTCTTCGTTCTGTTTGGTACTCATACCGGCGCGCTTTCCTGCAAAACTGAAAGACTGGCACGGGCTACCACCTAACAGCAAATCCACGTAACCCCAACTTTCGCGCGTCTATGTTTCGCACATCGCCCAGCTGCACCGTTTCCGGAAAGTTTAACTGCGTCTGTGCGATAGCGAATTTATCTACCTCGCTGGCGTAGTAGCGTTCCACGTGCGCGCCCAGTTCTTTAAGCGCGATTTGTCCGCAGCTCATACCGTCAAATAAACTTAATACTATCATTTGCTAATTATTGTCTTTGTTAGTTTCTCTATACGTTCTACTTTGGCTACTCTGTGGGCAGCTGGCCCGCCCTCTTGATACTTTTTTACGCATCGGCCACACATATACTGCTGGTTTCCGTTCTTGTAAGTTACCAGCCATTTTGCGCGCACGGGTTTTAGCGGGTCGTGCTTTCCAGTACCGCACGGCTCTACCCCCCCCCGGCAGTTCCTTTTCTTGGTTGAAAAGGTCTAATTGTTTAATACGGATTATCATAGAATTTTGGATTTTTATTTTAAGTGGCCCGCCTTTCGGCGGGCTAAGATTAAAGGGTAACTATTAGCCACTAAAGTTAAAATGCTGAAACAGCCCTAACTCTGCGCTTGCCCGAGGCCTTAGTGTCGCCGTAGTTCGCGTAGCCGTCGCCGAGGGACAAATACCACGCGTAGGTCGCGCTGTACTCGGTAGAACTCCAGTACCAATCTTTAGCCAGTGGCTTACCGCCCACAAACTTTAGGGCCTCGTTAATCTTTCTTTGGTTAAGACAGATTAGGTACAGCTCTGCCAGCGTTGGGATATACTCGTTATCCTTTAGCTGGATTTTAGGGTTAAGCCCTATTTCGCGCAGGTGGCTTGTATCGTTTTTACCGCACCAGTCCTGCACAGTCTTTTCGTAGCTGTCGATATAGTATATTTTGTTATCGGTCTTATCCCCTGCGCAGGTAAGCGTAATATCTTCGCCGCCTGCCATATCGGTAAGGGCTACAGCTACGCGCTTATCGCCCTGCACTATGCCCACGTAGGCGGTATCGTGTACGGTCTCGGTTTCGCGTCCTACGTATGGTATCGCGTTACCCTTGCAGTCGATAAGGTAGATACCATCGGCCAGCTTATCGCTGGTAGGTTCTGCTTTTGGTTCCTCACTGCTGCCCTTTACAAAGTTCCCGCACTCTTTTGCTTTCTCTACGTCCATATCCACGCCTTTAAGGATAGTAAGACGTATAAGGCCTTCTGCCTTGATAGTGTTATTTGCCATTTTCGTAGTTATTAAGTTTTGCTAAACTGGTGTTTCTTCTTACAATCTCGTAGCATCTTTCCGACGCGTAGCTGTTAGCTACTTCTCCGTGTTCGCTCAGTATCTCTTCCTCTGCTCCCTTACCGTAGTTGTGCATAAAGCAAAGAAAACGCGTACCGTTGGAAAGTTCTACGATATACGGGGTATCGTCGCCCGTATCAAAGCCGCCTTTTACAAAGGTGCTAACGCCTACTGTGTAGTTAGGGTTAAATTCGATAACTCCCTTTGCGGCAGTCCATCGTTTTTCGCCGTAGCGACGTATAGCCGCATAGCTAAATTTTAGAAATCTTTTGTTAAGCATATTACTTTTGTTTGTTATTATTGTTTTGCTCTTCATCGTCCGGGAAACGTCCGTTACTTGCATTTAGGCAGAATACGGCAAAGCCGAAAACCATACCTATTAGAAAAGCTACAAAATATCACATATCCGTTAATCTTTAATATAGTAAGGTGTCGTATAACCTGCGCCTTTTAGCGGCAGGTCTTTACACCAGTTAATCGGTTTACTAAATATACGCTCCACGTCTGCCAGCGTTTGGGTTTCGTCCGCTTCTACTATTATTTCGTCGTGGACGTGGAAAACGATAGGCAGGCCGCTTTCCTCAGCTCTTATAATAACCATACCCAGTATATCGCGCGCTGTTGCTTGTACCACGTTCTCGGTTAGTTTACCGCCGTAGGTTCTTACCTTTTCCCACTTCTTAGTAATTTGGTTCAGTCCCTCGTACTCGATAATTTCGTGGTCGCCTCTCCAGCCGTCGTTTTTCTCGATGCCGATAGAGGCACGCGGGTAACAGATAGTACGCCCGGACGGTAGGGTAATAAGCAGCATACCCCATTTGTAGGTTACTTCTATGCCTCGATGTATGGTTACACTTTCGCCGGTCTTTATGGCCCTAACCGCTGCTGTTTCTATGGTACTCCAAAAGCTTACGATATGCGGGTTAGCCTCTCGCCAGCGCAGCATAATATCTTTTTCTTCGGCCTCGCTCAGTCCCATACGGCTGCCGCCCATAGCCTCCAAAGCTGCCACGCCTCCACCATATCCCAGAGCCAGTACCGCGATCTTTCCATTCTGCCTCAGTTCTGCGTTAGGTCCGTGCTTTGCCACTGATACGCCGAACATTTGCGAAGCGGTAGCGCAGTATATGTCGCCGCCATCGCGGAAAACGTCGAGTACCCACTGCTCGCCAGCCAGCCACGCGATTACGCGGGCCTCGATAGCTGAAAAGTCGCAAACGTGGAAAGTACAGCCCGGCTTTGCCACAAAGGCCGTACGGATAAGCTCGCTAAGTACCTGGGTAGGGTTGCTGTAGTTAAGTTCAAAATCTTCTAAGTCCCCTGCCTTAACCAGCTGGCGCGCGTAGTCCAAATCGGCTAAGTGGTTCTGTGGTAGGTTCTGCACTTGTACCAGTCGGCCCGCCCATCTGCCAGTACGTGACGCTCCGCAGAATTGTAAAAGCCCGTGTATTCGGCCATCGTTGCAGACGCATTTAAGCATAGCCGCGTATTTCTTGTTAGAGGTCTTACCCATTTCCTTACGTATGGCTAACACGCGCTGCGCCTTTGGCCAGTATTTTAGCGACGCTTCCAAATCTCCCAGCTCCTTTTTGTTGAGGCTGGCGATAGTCTGCCCCGTTTCCTTGGCTATGTACTCTTTAATCTGCGCAGGGCTGTTAGGGTTTTCCATACCAGTAAGCTGCTGCGTTTCCCGGAATAGCTGCGCCTTGTACTCTTCGTCGAAGCGGTCGGCGTTCTCTGCCAGCTGGCGGTCTAACAATACGCCACGGTCGTTAATACGTTGGTCATATGCGTAAAGCGTTTCGTCAAATCCGGCAGGCTCCAGCCTGCGCACTTTCTTTAGTATCGCCTGCTCTACGTCCACGTCCCTTATGCAGTAACGCTTAAAAACGTCCCACTTATCGGGCGCATCTGCTGGCAGGTGGCGTTTGCCTCGGTACGGTACTGAGAAATAGCGGATAAGTGCCGCGCCCTCTTTCATCTTACCGTCTGCCAGCTTTAGAACTTCGCCGCATTGTCCCAGCGATAGGGGCAGGCCCATACGGGCAGCGCGTACCATCGTGCATTTCCACTGCTCCGGGGCCATCAGTGGCCAGCCGAAATAATGGCTAATACAAACACGCTCAAAGGCTGCGTTAAATGCTGTCTTGATTACTGCGGGGTCTCGCAGCGCGTCCATAATCTCCGCTGGCAGTTCTTCGCCCATCGCAAAGTCGCAGCAGACAGCTGGCGCGCCGTCGATACTGTAGGCAAACAGCAGTATAGTAAAGTCCGGGGCTTCGACGTAGCGATATACGCCGCAGCTTGGCAGGTCGTTACTGCTGTATGTCTCTATATCAATACCCAGCTCTCGCATACTTAGCCCTCCTGCAGTTCGTTAAACCTAAGTTTCATATTAACGGCCAGCTGTACGCGCTCCACGTCGGCAGGGCCTACGATACGGCCGCATACAAACTGGATAGCCCCCGAAAGCAGCATAGCGTCCACGCTGCGGTCGGGGTTAAAATCCTCTGCGCCGTTTACCTTGGCACTCTGTAGCCACGTAGCAGCTATAATAAGAATATCGGCCAGCTCGTCTGCTGAGGTATTGTGGATTTTAGCCTCATAGAAAGCAGTAAAATCTTTGTCCGATAAGTTGGCAGCCTCAGCAGCTAAAGCGCGAATATCGGCCACTTCTGCGCCCTTATCGACGGCCTGCCAGTATTCCTGCTGCTCTGCGCCTAACGCTTTAATACAACCCAGCGCGCTAACGTCCTGCCCGCGCTTTACTGCTGCGGCGTGGCTGCGCTCTGCTATGTCTTGGATAAGTCTATACATATAGGGAATTTAATAAAGCCCAGCGCAGACGCAAACCCGCGCCGGGCAGTTGGTAATAGGTGGTTTACAAATCGTCGTCGTCCTCGTTGTCGATGTCCTCAAAGTCAGCATCAGCAGACGCGCGGCCGCCCAGTCGTTCGTCGTCCTTAAACTTCATAATGTTGTTAAGGCCGCAGGCTACGCCGCGATTACCGCTAACGTCGTAGCCGTAGAATGTTACCGACACGTAAGCCCATACGCCGCTATAAATCTCGTCCTCGTCGGTAATAGGGTTCTTGTGCTTGTCGCACACGCCCGGACGGGTATTACTCTTAGCGTTGATAAAGAAATGGTCTGCGTAAACGTCGTCGTCCTCCTTATCTGTATCGCCGTCGCGCAGCGGTAAATCCAGCTTCTTAGGTTCCTTACCTCCCCACTTGGAAACGGTAGCCTGCTTCTTAGCGGCCTCGATAGCCTGCTGGATAGCCTTAACGGTCGCCTTTTCCTCCTTTGGGATAAGTACGTTAGTCATATACTTACCCG